CCCCCTCGATCTTCCCGTCGCCGAGCTTGCCCTGCATGAACTGAATGCCCGCGACGATCGCGCCCAGCTCGACGTCGAACGACTCGCTGATCGCCTGCAGCCGCTGCACGTTCTCGGCGGTGTCGTCGATGCGGGCCGACAGGGTGTCGAGCTCGTCGGCCGCCGCCACCACCTCGCCGATCACGGCGACGACGGCGCCGAAGGCGGCGGTCGCCTTCAGCGCGTCGACGGCCGCGTTGATCTTCGACACGCCGCCCTGCACCGCGCTCTGCGCGCGGTCCATCTTCGTATTGAGATCAGCGATGTCCGCGCCGATCTGCACGATGAGGCTGGCGATGGTGGCGATGACCGTTACTCCCCGTAGACCATGCCGAAGGCGACCTCAGGGTCGACCTTCTCCTGCACCAGCTCGCGATACTTCGCTTCAAGCTGGTACATGGCTTGCCACTCCGCTAGTTCGCGGGCGCTGACTCGCTCGAGGAACTCGTCGACGGTGAAGCCGCCGATGTCTCGGACGATGCGATAGGCGAGAAGCCGGGCTGGCCGCCCGGCAAGGGCTTTCCCAGCTCTTCGACGTCCTCCGACGACATGCCCGACAGTTCGCGGATGGCGTCGAACATGACGTCGATGTCGGCGGCCGGCAGGTTCCCCACGGCGGCGGCGTCGCTGTCCGTGAAGACGCGCTGGCCGTCATCGTGGATGACGCCGAGCACCACCAGGCGCGCGCGCATGTTGGCGAAGTTCGTCGACCGGTGCTTGCCGCGCTGCACCACGCTATCGCCTTCGAACTGGTCGCGCTGGGCGCCGGTGAGCCCCTGCACGAGCACTTCTTCACCCATCACGGGCAGCTTCACGGTCTTGCGGGGGAGGGCGCCGCGCTGCAGCAGCGCCTCCCTGGTCAGTCGTGCCATGTGTCACCTCATGGCGGCCGAGTCCGGCCGCGGTTACGACGTCGCGCGGGTCAGCGCCGACGCACTCTCCAGCACCAGGCGGGTCATGTGGAGCTCGCCCACCGTCCCGCCGATCGGCTGGTAGTCCTTAACGAGCGCGGTGCCCGTCCACTTCGGGTTCGTGGCCGACACGCTGCTGGACGTGGGCCGGATCTCGAACGCGTAGGTGCTGCCGACGAGCGCGTTCAGCGTCTGGTCGGTCGCGCTCGACGCGTAGTCCTGCAGCAGGTCCACTTCGATCGACCACGTCTTCAGGCCGCCGAGGTGCGTGCGGGTCGTGTCGCCCATCGCCGTGTCGTCGAGCGACTCGACGCCGTGCGGCAGCCGGATCGACTTGACCCACGCCGACAGGTTGACCGAGTTGAGAACGAAGTACGCGTCGTAGAGCATGTGCTGCGCCAAGGTCGTGTCTCCCTAGAGGATGCCGATCGCCACGGCGAACGTGAACGATGGGGTCGTGCCGCTGATGGTCCAATCGACGCGCCAGTAGTCGTCGGTGATGGCGCCGGCCGTGCTCTTGACTTCGCTGGTGGCCGTCGTCGCGCTGGTGAACGTGATCTGCGTCGTCGGCGAGCCGAACCCGACGCTGTTGTCCGACTTCACCGTCACGGCCAGCGACGGCGTGGTGCCCGACGCGGCGAAGACGTGCAGCGCGGCCCAGATCTTCTGGCTGGCGCCGACGGCGCCGAGCTGCTGCGCCGTGCCGCTGTTGCTGCTCGACGTGCGCGCCGCCTTGGCGGCCATCAGCACGCCGGTATGAATCAGCGGCGACTGCCCGGTCTCGCCTTTCCAGTCGAACCGGTGCATGTCGCCCACCGTGCCGCCGACCGGCGTCAGGGAGGCGACCAGCGCCTGCATGAAGGGCGCGCGGTCGAGCGCCGTGCCGGTCGGCGTGACCGTGATCGGCACGTCGTTCAGGCTCAGCTTTCCGGACAGGTAGGCTTCGACCGCCGTGGCGCCGTAGTCGAGGAACCCCGAGCCGGTGATCTCGCCGGCGCGCAGGCCGCCCATCTTGATGCGGGTGGCCTGTCCGAACGTCGTGCGGTCGAGCGCCTCGACGGTGGCGCCGACGCGCACCTGATTGTGGTCGGCAGAGATGTCGTACTGGCCGAAGAAGACCGTCGCGTTGATCAGAGGGTGCTGTGCCATCGGTTAGCCTTCCGCCGCGCGGGTCGTCGCCTCGTAGCGATAGCCGCACGCGGTGCACGTCCATCGCGGGTGGCCCATCGTGGTTTCGCTGTGGTCGCGCGCCGTTTCCGGGTGCTGGCACTGGCCCGACGCCTCGGGGCCGTCGACGAGGGCCGCGAGCAGATCAGCGATGCGTTCGAGCGCGGCGACGGCGCGCTCGGCGAACAGGCCCTCGAGCCCGGTCATGGCGTCTGCCTCACGGTGATCTCGAACTCGGCCACCTTGTGGCGCGTTTCGATGGCGCCCACGTTTTCGGTGCCAGCGTCGAACGTCTGCTGGTACTGCGAAGCGATGAGCGTGTGCCCGGAGACCGTCAACGCGCTGTAGTGCAGCAGCTCGACGGCCTTTGAGATGATGCGCGACGACTCGAGATCGGAGCGGGCCTGCGAGAACACATGCAGCCGCACGATCACGGCCTTGCCAGGCGCGCCCATGCAGTCTTCGCGCCGCTCGACCGCGTCGCCGGTGCGCAGGTACGGAAAGGTCGTCGACTGCGGCACGCCGTTGTGCACGGAACACAGCGCGGTCATCCCGGCCACGTTCAGCGCGGTATAGACCGCGGTGAGCACCGCTTCCAAGGCGCTGAGGTGGGCCATTACAGGAACCTCTCGCCGATGTTGGTGAGCGCGCGCTCGGCCTGCTGGCCGGCCTGGCGCAGGCGCGAGGCGTAGGGCCCGCGCTCGGCCTCGGCCGCCGGCAGCATGAACGGGCGCGCCGACATCTTCGACGTTCCGAACTCCACCATGTGGGCGTATTTCTTCGGCTCGAGCAGGCGGGCGCCCTGGCTGGTGTGCGCCGAGCCACCGCGGCCGGCCAGCGCCACGCGCCCGGACTTGATGCCCACGCGCCCGAACCCGGTGCGCTTCGAAAACGCCGACCCGATGTGGCTGCGCAGCGTGCCGGTGTCGACGCGCACGTTCTGCTGGGCGCGGCGCTCGACGGCGTAGACGGTCGCCTCGGTCGCGTCGGCGGCGCGGCCGCGGATCTCGTCCGGCACGGTCTTGAAGGCGCGCTTCAAGGCGTTGACGTGGCGGGTGGAGATGGCCTGGCGGATCGCCATCACGCCACCTGCCCGGTCTGTGCCTGCATCTCTTCGAGCCAGAGCACCAGTTCCACGTTGCGGCCGCTCACGTTCTCGACGTGCGTGATCTCGAAGGTGCGGCCGTGCCACACCGCCCGCATGGTCGGCGTCACGTCATCGCGATACCGAATGCTCAGGAACAGGCTGGCCGTCGACGTCACGCGCTGCGCTTCGAACGCCTCGCGGCCGCTGAGCGGCTTCACCGCGGCCCAGACGGTCGCCAGCGTCGACCACGTCTGCACGTCGCCGCCGAGGGCGTCTTTCGTGGTCGCGACGCGCTGCAGCGTCACCCGGTGGCGGAGATCCCCGGCGCGCATCAGGCCCACTCCGGTGTGCGCAGAAAGAGCCGGTGCGGGGCGCACAAGTCCTTCACGGCGAGCGGAATCTCGACGGCGATCGTTCCGGTCTGCACGCCTTCCCTGTTGGCGTAGTAGTGCCCCAGGAGCAGCAGCACGGCGCTCACAAGGTCATGCGGCACCGACGTCGGCGCGCTGACGCCGGTGGTGTATTCGACGATCACCGCGTCATCACGCGTATACGTCGACGGCCACGTCTGGCCATCCACCAGCATCAGGCAGCCGGGCTCCGAGAACTGCACCAGGGTGTAGACCGACGAGGACAGCGTCTGCTGCACGTTGGTGGTGTCGTAGTACTTCACCGAGACGATCGCCGCGTTCGGCGCGCCGTTGGGCAGGTAGAGGCGACGCGGGAAGCCCGGCACCGAGACCCGGCGCGTCTTCGCCATCAGGTCGCGGCCGGTGTACTCCTCCACCCAGCGGGTGGCGGCCTTCAGGTAGACCCCGATGATCGCGTCGTCGATCGACACCTCGTCTTCGACCCGGCAGTGCCGCTTCGCGGTCTCGAGATCGACCGGGTCTTTCGTCGCTGGCGTGGCGACCGTCCAGTTCATCGCCGCCGCCTCCCGCCGGTTTCGGCCGGCGCGGCGATGGCGTGCTCGCGAGCGGCGGCGCCCGCATGGGGCGCCACCATCCCGCGATCGATGAGACGTGCGGCCACGACATCGGGCAGGGTCGTGACCTGCCCGATCGTGAAAACACGCATGCGGCCCGCGTCAGCCATCTCAAGCGGGCGGAGGATCGTCACCACCATCGGCTTACGACTGCGAAGCCGCCAGCGCGCCGAAGGCCGGAGCCTTCTGCTCGAGGATCGCCACGCCGGCCACGAAGTGGTTGCCGGTGTTGTTGGCCGGGGTGATGGTGAGGCGGATGTACCGCTTCGACCCCACGTAGCCGATGGCGCGGGACTCCGCGTCGTCGGCGAACGTGTAGCTGCCGGCCGCCTCCGGCGCGGTGCCGTTGGTCTGCGACACCATGTCGGCGTCTGCCACGGCCGTGGATCCGCTCATGCCGGAGTCGTCCGACTCCTCGAGCAGCGCGGTGAACGTCGCGTCGGCGTCCGACAGGGTGCCGGTCACGTAGGCGAGCGTCACCGCGTCGTAGCCCTGGCAGTCGATGATGCTCGACACCGTGGCCGTGTTGTCCGTCACCGCCGCCACCGGGGCGATCAGCGGCCGGATCCGCTTGCTGGAAAGTCCGTCACGCATGGTCGTGGTCTCCTCGTCTCGTCTCGATTACGCGAACTTCAGGAACTTCATCGCCTCGAAGTCGACGACGTCGCCGCCCACGCGGGCCGTGGTGTAGAACACGACGTAGGGCTTGGCGGTGAAGGGGTCGACGAGGACCGAGATGCCCTGCCGATCGACGATCTGGTAGAACCGGCGCATGTCGCCGTAGGCCAGCGCGAGCGCGTTCGCCGAGCTGTAGGACGTCATGTCCTGCAGCACGTTGATCGGCGCGCCGAGCAGCGTGTCGGGCACGCCCGCCTGGAACGACGGGATGAACACGAACTTGCCGGCGCTCGAGGCGTCGGTCAGGTTGCGGATGGAGAACTTCGTGGTGCGGTTGCAGTAGAAGCCAGCGCCGGGGATGTAGGTGTCCTTGAGCAGGCCCATCAGGTTGTTCAGCTTCTGGATGCCGTTGGGGTCGGTGCCCCACGAGCCGCTCGAGCCCGTGGCGACGTGCTCGGGCGTGCCCCACGCGTAGGTCGTCGACGTGGTGTAGCTGGCGAAGCCGCGGGGCTGGCCGACACCGGTGCCGCTGACGAACGCGGTGTTCTGCAGGCGCGACAGCTTGTCGCCGACCTTGCCGTTGAGCCAGGCGGCGACGTCGATCGCGGCGTCGTTGATCAGCTTCTGGGTCGCCTTCGGCTGCGAGTAGAGCTCGTGCACCGGAATCTTCCACGGGAAGGGCACGGTGGGCGTGGTCGAGTCCGACCGGCTTCCGGTCTCCGAGACCCAGCCGCCCGACGCCTCGTCGAGGTCGGCCGAGCCCTCGAGGGCGTCGGTCGAGATGGTCTGCGCGGCCGCGAACCGGCGCACGTCCGAGGTCTCGAACACCTTCTTGACCATCGCGCCGGTGCGGTCCGGGTCGACGAGGTAGCCGCCGTTGACGTCGGAGCCCACCGACATGGCGCGGTGCTCTTCGGGCGTCAGGCCCTTTTCGCCGACGTGCAGGTAGCGGTCGAACGCGGCCTTGTAGGCGCGCACCTGATCGGGCGACACCTCGGCCGGCGCCGGCTTGCCCTGCAGCGCGGCGTTGCTGCGCACGAGCAGGTTGAACGCGCGCGTTTCCGCGGCGATGTCGCCCTTGCCGGGCTCGGGCAGGCCGAGCGCGGCGAGACGGTCGACCGCGGCCTTGGCCGCCATGAACTGCTCGTTCTTCTGGCTCTGCTCGTCAATGGCCGCGTTGAGGCGATCGCGCAGTTCCAGCATCAGCGGGTCCGGCGTCTTGCCGGCCGCCTTCAGTTCGGCGATCTCCTGGTTGAGACGCGTGAACTGGCCGTGGTAGACCTTGCCGGCTTCGTCGAGGGCGTCCTTGACGTCCTTCAGTTCGAGACTCATGTGCGTAGCTCCTAGCTCGGGATGGCCGCGTAGCGTCGAACGGACGCCAGCAGCTCTTCGCGGGCTTCGTCGCCTGGCACGGATCCCCCGCGCTTCAGTTGCCGATAGCCTTTCGAGATGATGGTTTCCACTTCACGGGCGGAGAATCCGCCCACCTTGGCGAGCCACCGTTCGAACACCCGTTCGCTCGGCAGATCCCCTGCGGAGCGGACATCGGTCAGGCGGGCGGGGTCGTTGGCGGGAAACGTGACCAGCGACACTTCGTAGAGCTTGATGTCCGTGAGCGTGCGGATGCCCGTCTCTTCGTCCATCTTCGACTTGCGCGTCGTGAACCCGATCGACAGGCCGTCGAGTTCTCCGGCCTTCATCGCGGCGTAAGTGCCTTTCACGCGATCGGTGCCGGCGTCGAACAGGTAGCCGCGCATGAACAACCCGTGTTCGTCCTCGCGCATCTCTTCCCACTTGCCGATCGGCACCAGATCGTCGGCGCCACCGAAAAAGCCGCCGCCGTGCTGCAGGAGCATCTTCGGCAGCTTGCCCTGCGCCTTCCACTCCTTCAGCGTGTCGCGGAAGGCGCCTTTCGTGATGGTGTCGCCGTAGCTGTCGATGGTGTCGAAGACCGAGCCGTAGCCCTCGAACGCCATCGGCTGGTCGCTCGAGGAGGCGGCCTTGAACTCGAACGGGACGAACATCGCGTCGGATCTCATGCGGCCCCCTGCGGTGCCGCGGCCGGCGTGAAGCCGAGCGGCACGAGGTTCGACGGCTGCAGGTACGTGTCGCCGTTGTCGATCGGGTTGAGGTCTTCCCACGCGCGGATGTCGTTGGCCGACGCGGCGCCCATCTGGCGCATCTGCCAGTAGTACGTCGCGCGCGCCGCGGCATCGCCGCGCATGAAGCCCTGCGTGTAGAACTTCAGGCCGAACCGATCGGGGTTCACGAAGAGCGACCGGCCGAACCGGTGCTCGAGGTTCACGAGCAACGGCAGCAGGGCATGCCGGAAATACCCGATCGTCTGCTGCTCGATGCCGGTGCCCCAGCTCGTCGACTTCTCGGTGTCGCCGATCATGTGGGGCGGCACATGGAACAGCCCGCAGATCTCGCCGCGCGTGAACTGCCGCGTCTGCAGGAACTGCGCATCTTCCGCCGTCACCGACAGCGTCTCGATGTCCATGCCCTCTTCGAGCACGGCGACCATCGACTGGTCGGACCCGCCGCCGTAGTTCTTCGACCAGCTCTCCTCGAGGTTCTTCGAGCCTTTGCCGATCGTCTTCGGATGCCGGAGCACCACCCGCGGCACGCCGCCGCCCGCCCAGAAGCGCGCCGCATGGTTCTGCGTGGCCAGGGCGACGCCGAACGTGTCTCTGGCGTCTGTCAGCACCGAACGGCCCGCGACGCCGTCGCTCGACAGGGCGCGCACATGCAGCACGCGGTCCTGCGTGAACTCGTACGTTTTGCCGCCGTTCGCCGGGGTCCACTTGTAGGTCACGGCCAGCGTCGGCAGCGGGGCCTGCTCCACCTGCACCTGATCCGGGTGCATGGGGATGAGCTCGGTAATCTGCTCGGATCCGTTGCCGACGACGCCGCGCACGATGAGCGCGTAGCTGTTGCCGCGCAGAAGCTGATGCGCGATGCCCTGCCCGAGGAACTCGGGCCAGGTCTGCCAGTGGTTCGGGCGCGAGAGCAACGCGCGCACCGGATGCGTCGTGGCGGGCCGCCTGCGGCGCTCGTCCACGCGTTCGACGACGTCGACCGGCAGGCTGGCGACGTCGCGGCTGATCAGGTCGACGCACGACTTGACGGCCGCGATCTGCAGGGCGGTCGTTTCAGAGATGGAGACGCCGGCCAGGCTCTGGCTGCCGCGCGTGATGAACTGCGCGAGGTCGTAGGACGACCCAATCGATCGCGTGTCGAAGAGGGCGCGCAACGGGTTCCTCATGCGCGCCGAGCGTCGAGCCCGCCTGCCAGCATCAACAGCGCGCCAGCCTCGAGACACGCGGCCCCCACGCCACACGTCAGATAGACGCCGAGCGTCAGCAGACCGAACCCTGTCACGAGACAGACATCCGCCACCACGACACGTCTAGTGTCGAGGCGTCAGGGGCTCTAGTGACCGCAAGATGTTGAGGCGACGAACTCGAGCGCGCGAATGTTGAGCACCGCGCAGATGGCCTGCACCGACGACATGTGAGCGTTGCGCCCACCGAGCACGGCGATCGCGGTGTTCTCCGACACGCCGGCGCGGGCGGCGATCTGGTGGATGGTCAGCCCGGAATCGCGCCAGGCCGTACGCATCGCGACAACGTAGGGCGCCATGCGGCTATTTCCCTCCGAAGGTGTAGAGCCCGCGGGTGGCGTAGACCGATTCAGCCACCGGCGGTTCCTTGAGCCAGTTCGCCGTCGCGATGGTGGCGCTGATGACCGGGTCGATGCGGCCGATGCTCTTACCCTTCGCGAACATCAGGTTGTCCTTCCCGTCGCGGTTGGCGACCACGTTGCCGATCGCCCAGGCCGTGACCGGGCAGCCGCCGGCGTCGATTTCCCCGGCCAGGATGTCGGCCTGCACGCGCAGGCAGGCGCTCGACATGCCGGCGTAGGTCTGCGGCACGTCGAGCACGGACGCTTCGTCGAACCCGTGCAGCGTGGTCAGGTCGGTCACGAGCTGGTCGGCGTGCCACGGGTCGAACCCGATGGCGCGGATGTCGTAGTACTCGCGGGCCTCGAGCAGCGCGTCGATGACCACGCGCGAGTCGAGCCGGACGCCTGGCACGGTCTGCAGCCAGCCCTGCTCGACCCAGCGTTCGTACGGCACTTTGTCCCGCAGGGCGCGGTCGCGGAGCGTCTCCGCGGGCGTCCACATGCGCTGCACCCAGCGCCACTTCGGCCGGCCAGGCGCCGGCGGGAAGACGAACGACGCCACCATTAGGTCGATCTTCGACGCCAGGTCCACGCCCACCCAGCACGGCTCGTGCTCGAGTTCCGGGATGCGCAGCGACGGCGCGGTCTTCGTCTGGCCCTTGCGCCAGCCGTCCACCGACAGGCACGGCGACGCCGACGTCACCCACACGTTCAGGTGCTTGGTGAGGAAGTTGTTGCGCGCCTCGGGGCTCTGGCGGGCTTCCGTGGCCTTGCGGCGCAGGTCGTCGATGTTGACCGACACGCCGTAGTTGGGATTGGCCTTCGCCCAGGTGGTCTCGTCGTCCCACGCATCGCCCTCGTCGATCGTGTAGTTGACGCCCCAGAACTGCTCGTCGACCACCGTGCCGTCGAGGATCTTCTGCAGGTACTCCAGTTTTTCGTAGCAGATGCCGTGCACGTCGACGCCGGCGGTCGTGATGGCCACCAGCAGTGGCTGCGACCGGGCGCCAGTGGCGGTCTCGAGCACGTCCCACACCGCGCGCGTCTTGTGGGCGTGCAGCTCGTCGACCAGCGCGAAGTAGACGTTGAGCCCGTCGAGGGTGTGAGCATCGGCCGACAGCGGCGCAATCTTCGACGCCATGGCCGGCACAGTGATGCTGCGCGTGGTGAGCGCCCCAACCTTTACGCCGAAGTGCTCACGGAACGCGTGCGTCCGCTTCGCCATCTCCCAGGCGATCTCGGCGCTGACCTTTGCCTGGTCGCGCGTGGTGGCCGCGCTGTAGACCTCCGCGCCGCCTTCCTGATCCAGCGTCACGGCGCCAAGCATCATGACGGCGCCACCGGTGCTCTTGGAGTTCTTGCGAGGCACAAGGATCAGCGCGACTCTGAACCGGCGCAGACCGGTGTCGCGATGCTTCCAGCCGTAGATGTTGGCGAACATCCACGCCTGCCACGGCTCGAGGGTGATCGTGTTCCACAGGTTGCGGCCCTCGTCGTCCTGGCCGACCACCTTGGCGAGCGGGCCCTTGATGTGCGGGAAGAGCTCTGCAAACCAGCAGCGGCGCGTGAGTTCGGCCTCGTCGAAGCGATACGGGAAGGCCGGATCGTTCGCGGCGGCGCGCGCGTGGTCGCGCTGGCTACGCTCGCAGGCGAGCCGGACCCACTTGCCGGCGGGGATGCGCCCGGCCAGCACGTCGGCTTCGTAGCCGCGCGCCAGGGCGACGTAGTCCTTCACGCGCCGAGCTCCAACGGCAGCGCACGCTGCGCGAGACGCTTCGCCGCGATCTCGCAATACTTTTCCTCGCGCTCGATACCCACCGCGATCTTTCCGAGACGCTTGGCCGCCACGAGCGTAGTACCGCTACCCATGAACGGGTCGAGGACCGACGCTGACTTTGGTGAAAGTGCTAGGCACCACAGTATTAGAGGCTCTGGCTTCTGCGTCGGGTGCCCGGTGTCGTGAACCGAGACGGGCCCACGCCACTCCATTGCGGGCCGATCAAATGTCGTCCAGGCTAACTCCACAGCGGCCATCGTCTTTACAGCGTTCAACTTGCTCCACGAAATCCAACAGCGCGAGGCCGGAAGACCGAAATAATTACCCCCCCCACACGATGGCGTTCTCCACTCGCGAGACCATCGACAGCAGCAACTCCGTCTCTGGAGCCACGTCCCAGCGCCACATATCTCCGTACCGCTCTTCGCGGCCCCACGTGCCTCCCTGCATCTTTTTGCCGAGCCCGTACGGCGGATCGGTGAGCATGAGGTCGAAACGCCCAAGCGTCGGCAGCACCTCGCGGCAGTCGCCGTGATAGATCGTGATGCCGTCCTCGTCGTAGTAGGGCGTCACGCCTTCGCGCCTCCGGCCATCAGGGCGAACGGATTCGCCGTGGTCTTCGGCCTGGCCGCCGATGCCTCCGGCTTGCCGGCGCCGGTCAGCCGGAACCGCGCCAGGGTGGCGTCGACACGCTGCGCCAGCTTGGCGTAGTGCCGCAGGTTGTCGCCCGAGCCGGGATGCGCTGGTCCGATTTTCTCGATGTCGGCAGCGATCACGGCCTTCAACGCCATCTGCTCGACCAGCTCGCGGAAGCCGGCGCGCGTCGCCTCGACGAGCGTCTGCTGCGCGATGGCGTGCGGGGCGAGCTGGCGCCAAAGCGCCGCCTGTGCCTTCGTCAGATCGTCTGGCGGCTCGAGCAGGCCAGCGGCCGCGGCCGGCGTCAGTGGCGGCGCGCCGGTGAACGGACTCCCGTCCATGCCGACGACCCTGCCTTGCCGCTCGTTCCAGCTCTTCGGCTTGCGCCCAGCCCCGATACGTGGTCCCCCGCGCGGCATGACATCAGCCCCGGTTGAACAGTCCGAACCCCAGCAGCGATCGGCGCGACACCACGCGCTGACTTTTCGCCGCGGCGGCAACCAGACTTCCCACGCACGCACCAATCGAACCGACTGGCTTGGGCTGGGCGGAGAGTGCGGCGATCTGCGCGGTCAGCCGCCGCATCTCGTCGACCATCAGCGGGTCTACCGCGACGTCAACGACGAACGTGCCACCAACAGAAGCCATGTTTGAATTAACCCTAGCGGAATCAATGGTTTGTTTGAAAACTTCTGATTCGCGATTTCTGTCTAAAGAGC